ATGGTACTCCTCATACCACGAATTAGTTCAGTTCCATCTTAAAAGACAACCTAAATTCGTACTTGAACATGGTTATGATACTCTGTACAAAGACGGGCAGGGTATTTCAGCATGGTCAAAACTTATGAATTGCATTTTCTCATCAACCACCAGACATTTTTCCCAATGGTTCAAACAATTAACTTTACCTGACATTCAAATCAGTTACGGAAAATCCGATGCCGAATTATCCGTCTTTTTCAACAAATACGCCGATCAACTTAACGACAAAAACTTCGTCAAATTCATGTTAGACTTCAAACAGTTCGATCGTAGTCAAGAAGAACAAGGTATAATATCATCTGGTATTATGCTCAACGCTTGCGGTTATCGCAAAGAAACGGTCGATTACTATGTAAGCAGAAGATCCGAATGGACATTAGCATCTAGATCTATGGGCGAAGGTCACGAACCACTATCTTTACTACTCAAAGGTACATGGCAACAACATTCGGGGCAACCGTTCACATTAGATGGTAACACCGTCTACAACATGGCAGCCGTTGGTATGTGCTATAAAATCAAAGGCATTGTTTGCGCTGCATTCAAAGGTGATGATTCTTTCATTCTATGTGAAAGCATAGATGAAAAACTCAAAGGTACATTAACACATGCCCAATTATGTGGATTCCAGCTTAAACCACACAAAGTAGCCATCGGTGAATACATCGCAAACATCATAACACCTGACGGGAAATTCTTCCCCGATGTGCTCAGAAGAACTAGCCGTGTTTTGAGCAAGGTCTACACTTGCGAATCTGATTGGCTCGAACAAAGAACATCCATAATCGACTGCCTCGACGTCATATTTGATGACGAACAATTATATCATGGATGCCAAATCGCATCAAAATTTTATGCCCAATTTGCCATCTATATAACAGCCCAAGAAGTTTTAACTTTGGTTAATTTCTTGTTCCAATTATCTAAATATGATGATATAGACAGTATACCTATTAAAACTTGGACCATCAAATCAATAAATTAATTTAATTTTTAATTCGCCATGCAGAATTTATGTTTGGCATTTCCTGGTTTAGGAACCTTATCACTTAATTTGATTATTATTAGAAGATTATATACCACTCAAACGCGAAAACGGCAAATCCGGTAAGCT